ACCAGTTGTGACTTGGTTATCTTACGAAAAGGTTTGTTGAATAACGCATAGCACATGGCATCCAAGAATGTGGATTTCCCTGCACCATTCGCTCCAACTATCAATGTAGCAGGACTTGTATCTAACTGTATTTCACTAAACACATTTCCAGTTGAAAGAAAGTTCTTCCAACGCACAGTTTTAAAAATAATCATTCAGACAAAAATTATTCTCTGGGTGGCACGACAATATCATCAGGAGTGACGACATAATATTCATGTCCATGTTTGACACAAGCTTCGATAATCGTTTGATCATCAACTTCTACAACTGACATATCTGGAAAATCATCTGCTTCCAGAAGGCCAGCATAGCGTATCGCATCGTCTTTGTCAAGGAACATGTAAACCATACGTTTATTATTCTCGTTATCAATGGCATAAGCACCCTCAGATTCTTTACCAGTGATTGCTAGAATATACATCATACTAATTCTAATGCCTCCACGTATAGTGATTTTAATATATTCTTCAATGCATCTTTATCAGAATGCTCCATATCATCAACATACTTTTCTAGTATAGTCAAAGTATCTTCTCGTTCTATATCTATCTCTTCACTTAGATCTTGTTCAAAGGATGGATCTTCTATGACCTTGATCTCATGAACTCCTGCAGCATACAACTGACTGATAAATCTCTCAAACTTATCTGTGTTTGTTTTCTTTTCTACAATGATCTTGATGAAAGTATTTGCATACTCATGGAACTTGAACATACTAGATTGTATTGCATCCTCATCATAATATATCTTCTGATATATTTCATATGGATTTTGTATAAACTCTAGCTCTAAAGTCTCAGTGTCAAAGATATGGAAACCACGTGGGTCTCTATAATCATTCCAATAGATCTGATAAGGATTACCAAGATACCATATATTATTTCTTTGACTCTTACGATGATAGTGACCTGAGAACACCTTCTCAAACTTTCTATATGGTGCTGTGCTGTCACCATGATCCATGATGTAACCACGGTGTGCTTCAAACCCATTGAGTTCTAGGTGACCCATGGCGATCTTAGATTTGCTATTCTCTATAGCAGCATAAGATTCTTCTTTGTTCTGTTGGTTTATCCAAGGTAGAAATAGAATAGGTAGTCCACCTATCTCTACTTCTGTTGCCCTATCGTATATGCTAATGTTATCATACTCGCCAACAATACCAGTAAGAGTATTGACGTCATTTGTGTCCTTAAAATATGCAGTGTGATTACCAACGAGTGCATGAACTGTGACACCCATCTTTCTTAATTTATCAAAGTATTCTGCCTTACTCCAGTTTGCTGCCCACAAGTCTAATGCTCTACGATTGTCATAGGTATCTCCTAGATCTAGAACTGTGTCGATGCGACGTTTTTTTATGGTAGGAAAGAATACATTCTGATAGAACTTATTAAAGAAGTCATGGAAGACACGACTAGATTTCCTTGCACCGAAGTGCTGATCTGTTATTATTGCTACCTTCATTTTGTTCTCACTAGTGGTTGCATCTTACCATACTGTCCCATACCAAAGAAGTTTAGAGTCAATCTTTCAGTAGATCCAAATGTCTTGACGCCATGATGTGCTTTGTTATTAAACAACAGTAATCTATTATACACGTTTTCTACTCTAACTGTTTCCACAAACTGATTCCTCATAGCATCAAATGCTTTATTGTATTCTGTTTCATCAACGATTTCACTCTTGTAAATACTCTCCTTCATTTTAAGTTCTTGTTGGAATTGAAAAGAAAATCCACGTTTTACTTTATAGATGGATGTTCCTGTGTCTGGTTCTGGATCTTTCTTTAAGTATACTATACCACCAAAGAAGGTATCGTGATCCTGATGAATCCACCCTTGGTTTTGTTTACTGTATTTGTCCTTACAGAATGGCATGATCTTTTGAAAATGACATTGCAAATTCCAATACTCTGGTATTGTATCATGAAACAAAGAGTGTAGCTTTGCACCAAAGTAATTAAAGAATCTAGGATTTTCAACGTGCAGTTGTTTGGTTCTTGTGCCTGGCCAGTTACCAGTATTAGGATTATAGTATGACAGTTCTTCTGCCATCTCTACGATACCATCAGGATCCTCAAAGAAGTCATCAACTATTGTGACTGGATATGTCATTTAATCTTTATCTGCACATTCTCCTTAATTGTATTATAGTCAGAAGATGCACCTTTGTCATCTGTATGGAAGGCAACTTCATATCCTGACTTGTCTAGTATCTTATTCTTAATCTCAAGTTGACGTTTTTCTTTTTGTATTCTTCTTAGAAATGCGTAGTAGATGATCTGAGTAAAATAAGCAAAAGGGTTCTTGGATTTCTCTGGATTAAAGTTCTCGATATATTGAACACAGTTCTCTATACCATCACAGATCATATCCTCACGAAACATGTAGTTAACAAAGTTTGGTTTGTATGACAGGTGAGTTGCTATCTTTAAGAAGCACTCCCCTATGTAATTACTGATCCTCGGACGCGGTTCCCCTGCTTCCTTCGCTTGTGCACATTTTGCTTTGAATACAATAAGTGCTTCTAAGAACTCTTTATTGTTAACATAATGTTCAGATACAACTCTTTTACGTTTCATCTAATTGTCTTCCTATGTGTATATTATATAACAAAATCCACACAGAGTCAATAGGGGCTTGACAAGGTGTGGAAATACCATTACAATACGAGTGTCGAGTTTCAGAAACAGATTAGCTACCTTCTTTAAATAACTTATCTAATCTATCTCTAGCTTCATCGACTGTAGATATCTTTCCTTTCGCGTCTGTTATAAAATCACTGTTTAGTTTTCTTAAAGACATGTGGTAGAAGACCATTACTTCTTCTGCTACTTCTACTATAGTAATAATTTTATCTTTAGGTATGACGAATTGTTCTTCTCTAGAGAACTTCATCCAAGGTTGAACTTTCGCCCCCGCCTGTTTGTTTGGTAATAATACTTCTTCTACTGATATAGGATTCTCTACAATGAGGTAGTCACCATTATCATCATGCACAGATGTCACCATAGAGAGGATCTCTTCTCCAGACACAAGCTTGATTGCTGCTAGGAATTCTTCTTTATCCATTGTTCTCCTTGATTGGGACATCAATAAATTCATAATCAAAGTTTTCTTCATTGTATATTTTTACCCTTTCAACTAAGTGGTTTAGTGTGTAATTGTTCTGGCGACCTTTGGACATATCATCCGCTATGTCATACAAGGTTGCTTTTGTTTTGTGTTCACCCTTCCTTAGAACTCTACCAATGCTCTGAAGGTTTCTTATTTTGCTTTTACTAGGCGATGCAAAGACAACATTATGTAGATTCCTAATATTAATACCAGTGCTGAAAGTCCCATAAGATGCTACTATAATTGAATCATTTGTAAATTCGGCAATACTTCTTGCCTTTTCACGGTCTTCAGTATCTATACCGCCATGGACGAGAAAGACCTTTCGGTTATCTCCCACCTTATTATTTATCAACTCAAAAAGGGGCATACCATGCCGTTCAACGTAGTTGAACAGGACGAGTGTATTACCAGACAAGTCACAGACTAGGTTTCGTATAAACTTATTTCTATTCTCATGCTCTACAAGATAATCTATTTCCTCTTGGTAGGTATCAAATGGTTTCTTCTTGTGCTTAAGTATCAATACTTTTATCTGGAACTCTGCTAGATGTCCTTCCTTAATTAATGTTTCTGTCTTAGTAACCTTGTTGACACTACCAAATACACCTTCGAGAACGAGACGATTTGTTTCTGTGCCATCTAAAGTTCCTGTAAAACCAACGCGATATTTACAATCGTATAGCTTATTCATAATACTAGTCAAAGACTTTGCTTTGAATAGATGTGCTTCATCTCCTATGATTGCACCATAGTCTTGAAAGAATTGTTTCGGTAGTTTATACACTGACTGCCATGTGGTTATTGTCACAGGTTTGTCAGTTCTTGGATCTGCTCCTGCATATACCTTATGGCAATAACTCTTAGAGTCCCATCCATAGTCTTTAAAGTCTTTATACATCTGTTCTACCAACGATGTAGTAGGAACAACTATAAGTGTCTTTAAGTTCTTTGCTGTCCAAAACCTAGTCAATGCATATATCATCAATGACTTACCAGATCCAGTAGGAGAAAGTAATAGTTTTCTTTTGTGTCTTAGTGCTTCGTAAATCCCTTTATACTGGTAGTCTCTGACCTTATGCGGTAGGTTTAATGATTTAACATAGTCTCCTATTCCTTGAGGGGTAACGAATTCATCCATCTCTGATGGAAGACCATAGTATTCATTGTCTCTATGGATAACCTCGTATCCTCTTTCTTCACAAAATTCAATAATGTAAGGGAGAAGACCAACATAAATCTCACCCGTAGCAGGACTGAAGAGTTTGATTTTTCCATCCCAATACCTCTTTTTGTATGCTGACATGAACTTTGCTTGTGGCACCTCAAAGGTAAACTGATCCGCCAACTCGTAACCTACGTGAGGTTCGCATTCGACAGTCAAATATACTTCGTTCTTCTTTTGTATAAAAACGTTAGATTTCATATCCTTTAAGGAACTTGGCAAACTCAACCGCATTCTTTATAAAGAACGAACGGTTGTTAATTGACGTGAGGATAGCCTTGATTGACTCGACCATCTGGTTTAAATACTTTGCCTTAAGGACACTTTTTTGATATTCTTGATCAGACTCCAGATATATTGGGACATCTGTTTTGATCAGTTTAATTGGAAATGGCGTTTCCGATTTTCCTGTATAGTATTCCCACCTGTCACGGTAAGATCGCTTTACTTCTAACTCTGCCTGATCCCGAAGGGTAGTAAAGTTATTGTAAAGTCTTAAATATTTAGCATGTAATTTGGGGATCGCTAGAGAGTCATGGTCTAATTTTTCATCGTTTAGTTGTGAGTCTTTCTCCCACATATCATTCAAGGTTTCTAGATTCATATTTTATTTTGGTCTTTATCTGTTATCTCATATAGAGTATACTTGAAGTTGACCTCTGCTGTAAAGTAATTGATGTCAGTTGCTGATGCATCAAATTCCAGAGTAGTCAACGACGTTGGAAATATATTGTAGAAGTTTACGGTTGCAATACTATTGTAGTTACTGTTAAGAACAAGTAGTCTTGCATCACTCATAGTCTTTAAGAACTCTGTAGATCTACCTTTCTCATCTACACTACGAATATATTTGTTAAAGTCTGCTTGATTCTTAGGGTTAGTTAATCCTTTCAACCACTTGTATATTTCAAAGTAGTTGTCTAGATCTTCGTTTACTAAGAACCTTAAATTAAGATCACCATATGTAATCTTATCGCCAGGCACCACATAGTCTTTTACGGGTGTAGGAATCTCTCTTACACCAATACCGACCTCTGGTATAGATGCAGATTGGCAGAAGTAATCTACATTTGGTGTTCTGCCAATAACAAACTTAAATCCTATTGGAGATAAGAAGTTTTTATTTTGTGGTGAAAATTGTGCCATTAACAGTTTTTGTTTAGATCTTGTGCCATGTTACCACCTAGTTCAGAACCTTGGTCGCCACCGAACATTGCTATCCAACCAGCCATAACCCAACCAACAAAGGGAACAGAGGAAACAGTAGGAGCAGCAGCAGCACCAATACTTGTCCCAACCAATCTTCCTGTGCCTTTTGCACTACCGATTGCTTCGATGCATGCCTCGCTTTTGTAGTCACTACTGGCAATCTGTTCAGCGTTCTCTTGGTAGGGTGTTAACCATGACCTCTGATTAGATACTGGTGCACCTTGGTTGGTCTTACCATCCATTACATACTCTTCAGTAATCTGAGTTGTCTCGGTTGCAAGTCCTAAGAAACCACCTTTCTCTTTGATGTCCTTAGTGATCACCATCGTTTTAGGATCGTTCGCTGAATAACTTATCTTATATCCCTCCTTATCTGCTTGAACAACATAGGATGTATAAGGACCTACAGGTGGATTGATGTTAGGTAGATTGTTTTTTCTACTAACCATACCAATCAAACCAATATGGGATACACCTATTACTACTCCTATTGTAGCAGCAAACCATTTTATTGGTGTCATAATAAAAGATTATATCTGTTTTTATTTATAGGCATAAAAAAAGAGTGGTTTTACCCACTCTCAATAACAAAGGTTACAGGTTGCATTCTGTCCCCCTTCTGAACTCTATACTACTATTTAACAAAAAATTTATACTCATGTCAAGTCTAACTTTACAAAAAGAAATGCCTAGTCCATATTATACAGACTAGGCAAACAAATCATTAAAGGAGAGGGTGGTTGGAATCCTGTATACCAACAAAAGACGGGCATTTCTACAGTTTAGAAAAACGTCTTTGCCTGAGATCCGACTGGTAAGTCGATTCTGTTAGTTCCCTAACAGCAGCACCACCTGTATCTCATCACCTTAACTAGCTATATGCCAGTAAGTTTATTCAGTCACACCC